TAGAAAAACTACACGCAAGAAAAAAGCTGAAGTAGTTGAAGAAGCTCCTAAAGTAGAAGAAGTTATTGAACCAAAAGCAGAAGAACCTGCACCAGAACCAGTTCAAGAAGAGTTGCCTGCACCCCCACCTCCTGTAGAGGAACCAAAAGTAGAAGAGCCTCCTGCACCTGCTCCAGAGCCAGTACAAGAAGCTCCTGTTGTTGAAGAGTTACAAGTTCAATCTACTTCAGCTCCTCAACAACCAGTTATGGGTGTAGGTTCTATCGTTCAGATGCCATATGGCAGACAAGGTAGAATTATTGGTTTAAACAAAAGAAATAACTTTAGAATTGTAAGTTTAACATTACCTAGAAAAGAATTTATTTATCCTTCTTCTAGTCTTACATTGGTAAAATAACATTATATTAAAATTAAAAGGAGTATATTATGCCAAAAGTAGTCGTATCAAAAAGTAAAGGTCTCGTCCAACAAACTGGTGTAGGCTTTGAGTTAAAAGACTTATCTCTTAAACCTGCTACAGAAACATGTAGTCCACAATTACTTGCGTTAACGGTAACTGCAGAAAATGCAAACACTACACTTAACGGAAAGTTTTTTGATCTTTCTTCAACAACAGCAGATTATAGATTCTATTTTCATACTGTAGGAGCCGTTGACACACCACCTGCAGAAGAAGGACGCGAATTAGTTTCAATTAGCATTGCTGACGATGGTAATATAGCCGCTGTAGGTGACGCAGTTGAATCAGCTATAGAAGCTGTAAACGCTGGCGCTGATTTTGAAGCACTAGATGCTGATAATGATGGTACTATTCTTATTGGTGGCATAGTTATTGGTCAATCTTTACAAGCAGCATCAGCAGGAACATCAGGATTTACAGTTGTAAAAGAGCAAAGAGGATCAGGGCAAGTAGCTTTGTCGCTAGACAAAAAGATTTCTATTTTAGCACTTGACCCACAAGATATTGAAGATGCAGCAAGTGAAGAATTAACAACTCTCTTAGGACAAGGTGTCGGAGACAGCTTCACTTTAGCAAATGGTACATATATCGGTCAAGAAAAAGTTATTATTAGACAAAAAACTGGTACAGAGACTGATGATATATCAGTAGTAATTGCTACAGGATATGAAGAAGCAGGAGGTAATCTTGCACAACGAACTGCGACTTTTAAAGCTACTGCAGCTAAGCCAGGTATTTTACCTTTGATTTGGGTAGGAAACGGTTGGTTACCAATGTCAGCAGGACTCTCAGCACATGCTGCAGGTGGTGTAACTGGACTTAATGACTAATAGTTAGTTAAAGATTTATTAACTTAAATGGTTTAGGATAGACTCCTATAATTACTAATAACAAAAAGTGATTATAGGAGTTTTTTTTATGGCTTCGTTTGTAAATACAACCAATCCAACAGCATTTGGTGTTTTTGATAGTGATCTACACTTTCAGGCAGATGCAGAAAAAATTATATTATATGTAAAGAGAAAGCTTGGAGACGATATAATGTCTGTCGAGCTAACAAATAAGCAAATATGGACAAACTTTGAAGATGCAACGTTAGTTTTCTCAAAAGTACTAAACGCACATCAAGCTGAATCTTATATGTCAAATCTTATGGGTTTAGATGTCGGTCATTTAAATACGTTTGTTAAAAACATAAGCGGGCAATATATTGATGACAGTGGTAATGTTTTAAATGTTCAAGATCCAGCAGACCCAAGATTTGTCAAAAACAATACAAAAACAATTAATAATGCTACAACATCTGCAGAACCTGTTGTTGACGAGCTAATTGGGCCGCATGGTAAGGAGCAGCAGTTTCCAAGAGAAACACTTGAGTATTTGTTAAGAAGAGCAGAGCCTTATGCAAATGAAGCAAACGTAGGCGGTTCTACTGACTATGTTAGAGGTTATATTGAGCTTAAACATGATGTACAAGATTATGATATATATGAGAGCTTAATTATACCCGGAAAAGATCCAGCAAATAATAATGCAGATGTTAATTTAAAGTTAAAAACTTACAACCCTATCGACGCATCTACAAGATTATCAGTGTTTAATCCTGAGTTTATATCTTCAGTACCTTCAAATACAACACCTACAAAAATAAAACTAAACGAAGTATTTCATTTTTCACCTCAAGCTGCATACCGATTTTTTGACACAACTTCAGCTGTAAACTACTTAAATAACCAGTTCTCATTTGAATCGTTTACACCAGAGACTGTTTTTTACGTGTTACCTGTTTTTGAAGACTTACTTCGTGCTGGTCAATTAGACATATCAAATAGAGTTAGACGTAGTAATTATAGTTATAGATTGCAAGGAAAAGATTTGAGAATATTTCCTAGACCTACACAAGACAATCCAATGAATTTGTTTGTTAAGTTTTCATTTCCTGCAGACCCATATAGAACAAATTTACCATATGAAGATCAATCTATAACAGGGGTTTCTAATATCTCTAATGTTCCGTTTGCAAACATTAAGTACAGCGGAATAAACTCTATGTCTAGACAGTGGATTAAACAATTTGCTTTGGCATTATGTAAAGAAACATTAGGACTGATTCGATCTAAGTTTTCTTCTGTTCCAATTCCTGGTAGTGACTTGCAAATGAATGGCAGTGATTTAATAAGTCAAGGAAGAGAAGATAAAGAAAAACTAGTGTCAGGATTAGGCGAAACTTTAGAAAAAGTAACGTATCAAAAATTATTAGAAGCAGATGCTGCGCAGTCTGAGTCAATGAGTCAAATACTTAAGAGAATACCAATCCCTAATGGCAGAGCAATTATTATAGGATAATAAAGGAGACTATTTATGGCAAGATTATTTGTTGGACAACGAGAAGTTGATTTTTTTGCTGATATCACAAAAGAATTAATCAAAGATGTTGCAGGTCAAAAAGTATATTATTATACTATTAGAGAAGATCTTTCAAATGTTCATGAGATATACGAAGAGTCTCCTCAAAAAGTTTTTAATCCTCCTGTTGAAATAGAAGCTATGATAGAGTGGCAACCTTCAGAAGTTCGAACAACTAACTTTGGTACAGAAAATATTAAGACTATTACAATTTATTTGCATTATAGAGATTTATTAGATAGAAGTATAGTTTTTAAAGAAGGCGACTATTTTTCATATGGCTCGTATTTTTTTGAAGCAACATCTATTATTTATGACAAGTTAATATACGGGCAAATAGAAAGAATTGTTTCTATGAAGGTTAATGGCAAACAAACTCGTATGCATCAAATTGCAATGAGGCCACAAGGTCCTGTCGGAGAAGAATATTCAGATAATGACGCAATACAAACAACCTTTGAACAACAAAGAGGTACTCCTGATCATGATGTTAGACGTTTACAAGATGATGGTGTTATTGGTAAACCTATTAGTGGTCCAAGAAAAGTTTCACCTGATGGGACACATCGCAGTATTGACGGAGTAGGCTCTTCTTTTTATGGAGATGACTAATGGCAACAAAGTATGATATAAATAGCAGTAAAAGATATGCACCAACAGGGTATGAAGGAGATGGAAATACAGATTATGTTATTCCTTCTTGCGGTGTAGAAGATTTAGATCTTTCTATGTTTAATTTATTTGATAAAGAAATTCCTCTTTATTATGATCTCCATGGAGAAACAAAAAAAATTCCTGTTATATTTGCAACAGGAGAAAGATTTGCTCTGCTTAGAAGAAAAAAACCTATTGCTGATCGTAATGGTGCACTTATTCTTCCGCTTATATCTATAACAAGAAGCTCTATAGAAAACGTACCTTCAAAAGGTATTGCAAATAATCAAATGTTTCCTCATGTTGTAACCAAAAGAATATCAGAAAAAGATTTAGAACATCGTCAAAGAAAAAATTATGAAAAACTAAAAAATATTGATGGACAAGATCTTGCACAAGATCCAGACCTTTCTCTAAAACCTAAACTAGATAGAAACATAATAGAAACAATAGAGATGCCACCTGTAAAATATTTTGGTGCAATGTATGAGGTTTCAATCTGGTCATCTTTTACACAACAAATGAACAATATTATAGAAACTATAATTAATTCTTACACACTTAATCCTGGACAACAATTCCAGTTAGAAAGTGACAAAGGTTACAAGTTTTCTGCATTTTTAGATTCAAGTATTAGTCAAGATACAAATTATGCTGAATTTACTGATGCAGAAAGATATGTCAAATATAATATGACATTAAATGCAACAGGTTATATTATTGCTCCAAATATAATTGGAGGTAAAACTGCTTTAAGATCCTTTATGAGTGCACCAGAAGTTTCTTTTGATGTTTTAACAGATTATCAAGATATTGAACCTCAAATTGCAGGAGTTGCCGACCCTAATCCTGACGCTCATATATTTGATGACTTAGCAACAGAAGATTCTTATACGGCAGCACAAGGAATTGGGATTAATGGTGAATTTAATAGAGACGAGTTACTAAATGCAGATGCTAGTAAAGGCTTAGCAACAGGAATAAATCTAGAAAAATACACGTCAGACTCAATTGGTGAAAGAGGCACAGATTTTTCAAAAGAAAGAAAGACTTGGGTTAAGAATGCTGAAGGACAGTTGGTGCCGGTAATGGCAAAAAGTGGTGATGGAAAAGGTGAGACTATATATGATTCAAGATTTGCTGAAGTTTTGTTCAATGTTTCAACAAGTAAAGAATAATTAAGTATTGAGAAAATAATTAAGTCTAAAAAGAAATTAAATTTAGGAGAGTAAACATTATGGCTGAACAGACATTTAAGTCTCCAGGATTTTTCGAAAGAGAGATCGAAGTAATTAGTCGTCCTCTAACACGAAATACAGCTACACCCGTTGGTGTAATTGGTCCTGCGAAAAAAGGGCAAGCTTTTGTACCCAAAACAATTACAAGTATTGATGAATTTATTAAAGAATTTGGCATGCCAGATCAAGATACGTCTGCAGCTCATGCAATCTCTGAATATCTTAGCTCTGGCGGAAAAGCTGCAACTTTTTGTAGAATTCTAGGTACAGGATCTTCAAATGCAAATGGAGATGTTGGTTACGCTGGATTTAAACTTCCAGGAGAAGTTATTGGTGCTGGAAACGATATTAATCGTGTAAAAGGTGGCGTTAATTTTATCGTTGCACAACATACATTAGATAATGCTGAACATGTAACGTACGGTGTATTTAGTGACAACGATTCAATTACTGTTGCAATGGACGCAGATCCATCAAATGATGCAGGGCCAGACGGTACTGGTGATCAAGCAAATATTGATGATGCAGAAGATGGATTAACAAATTCATCTGTTCAATTAGTTCGTGCAATGATCTTTATGCATAAAGACTATAACTTAAGAATAAATTCAACTGCAGCTGGCAATGATATTGTTGATGCAGTAAATTCAGCTTTTGATTTAAAGATACATCAAGGTGATACATTAATCAAGTCTTATAAAGTATCTTTAAATCCTGATAGTTCTGAATATATTACAAAAGTTTTAAATACAGATTCGTATTCTTTTGAATCAAAAGGTCATTATCTATATGCAGATTTTCCTGTAGAAAATTCTTTAGCAACTGTAGGTACTGGAAAAGTTGCTATTATAAGAGGAAAAGACACAGCACACTTAGCGCATTACGGAAATTTTTCAGCAAGATTTGAAGCACCAAAGACAACATCTTTTATTTCGCAACCTTACGGTCGAAAAGAATATGATTTATTTCATTTTGAATCTTTAGATGATGGTGCTTACGCAAGTGGAGATTATAAAATTTCAATTGCTGATTTAAGAGCATCAACAGAAAAAAATAACAAGTTTGGTACCTTTACAGTACAGTTAAGAAAGCTGGACGACACAGATGAGTCACCTGTTATTTTAGAATCATATTCTAGATGCTCTTTAGATCCAAATGCTAGCAACTATGTTGCAAGATTAATCGGAGATCAAAAAGTTTCTTTATCTTTAGATGTAGATTCTGAAGACGAAAAGAGACTTGTAAAAGAAGGATCTTTTTCAAATAAATCAACTAGAATTAGAATTGTAATGTCTCAAGATGTTAAAAGAAGAGAAGTTCCTGATGATGCGCTTCCTTTTGGGTTTAGAGGTATTCCAGCTTTAAGAACAACACTCGATGGTAAAGATGGAAGTGCATCAGCATTAACACCTT